ACAAAATATTCCTCGAAGAAGAGCAGTAGCTACTCAAATATCTACAAATGTTAAAATTGTAGGAGATTATTCATTTAGTTCAAGTGCACAAGTATTAATAGATACTATGAAATTTGCTATTGATAATTATTTAGGATAATATATTAAAAACATAATTAACAAATATTTATAATCATATGAAAATCGACGGTCTAAAAAAATTAATTAAAGAAGCAGTACGCGAAGCAATCCAAGATGAATTAAAAGATATTTTACTTGAAGCAGTACGTGCTCCTAAAACAGTAGTAAAGGAAGCATATGCTCCATCTTATGGAACTACAACTCCTGAACCATCACCATCAATAAACCATACCTTTAAACGTAATTTAAGAGATATGGTTAGTGGAGAATTTGGAACAATCTCAGCTACATCAGCTAATGCTCAACCTGCGTACACCCCACCCCCAATAAATACAGTAGGTGAAGGTACTAGCCTACCATCAGGTGAAGTAAGCTTAAACCAAATAATGGGATTAATGAAATAATGGCAATAATTATTCAAAATAAATTTGCGCTTGATTCTTTAGGATATAAAACTATAGGATTTTCATTTCCTTTAAATGCAGGAGCAGTATTCCCTCCTACTTATACAGTTCAAGATCAAATTAAATATAATCTTATTAATTATTTAATGACTAATAGTGGGGAATCATATTTGAGCCCAAATTTTGGAGCAGGATTACAAGATTTTGTTTTTGAACAAATTACTACTGAAAATTTTGCTTTATTAGAAACTATTATAAAGGAAAAAATCCAATTTGCTTTTCCTCAAATTCAAGTTAAAAAAATTGAAGTCTTAGGAAACGCAGATAATAATCAAGTACGAATAGTAATTACATATAATATAATTAATTTTGGTAATGACCAAATAACTTTACAATTTTAAAAATAATGGCATCTAATAATCCCCAAATAAACTATTATGCTAGAGATTTTGAATCTTTGCGTAGTACCTTAATTAATTATACTAAAACATATTTTCCTGACACATATAATGACTTTAGTCCTGCTTCTACAGGAATGATGTTTATGAATATGGCAGCGTATGTTGGGGATATACTTTCATTTTATTTAGATAATCAAATCCAAGAAACCTTTATACAGTATGCTAAACAAGAGGAAAATATATTTGCTTTAGCATATTTACTTGGTTATAAACCTGCAATCTCCTCCCCAGCTGTTACTACTATTGATTTTTACCAACAATTACCAGCAGTACTTTCAGGAAGTGTAGCTGTGCCTGATTTTTCATATGCTCTTACTATTCCTGTATCTACCCAAATTTCTAATAATTTTGGTCTTCAGACTAGTTTTCTTTTAAATGGCCCTATAGATTTTTCTTTTAGCAGTTCTCTAGACCCAACTGAAATATCAGTATACCAAGTATCTAATGGGACTCCTACTTATTTTCTAGTTAAAAAATCAGTTGTAGCAACTGAAGGAACTTTAAAAACTAAACAATTTTCATTTGGCGTTGCACAAGAATTTCCTACTGTATTAATCCAAGATAATGATATAGTATATATCTCTAATTGTTTTGACTCAAATGGAAATACTTGGTATGAAGTAGATAACTTAGCTCAAGATTTTATATATGATGATGTTTCTAATACTCCATATAATGATCCTAATACCTCCACCTCAGATGCATTTGCTACTCCCAATTTACTTCAATTAAAAAAGATTGAACGTAAATTTGCAACTCGGTTTATAAATTCTAATAATTTAGAAATTCAATTTGGTAATGGTGGTATAACTAATACTACTGAAGATATTATACCAAATCCAAATAATGTTGGATTGGGGTTACCTATAGGAAGAAGTAAACTTACTACTGCTTTTTCTCCTACTAATTTTATTTTTTCTAACACATATGGTATAGCGCCATCTAATACCGTTTTAACCTTTAGTTATTTAACTTCAAATGGAACTACAGGTAACCTACCAGCTAATACTCTTGTTCAATTTAACAAAAATATATTAAGATTTAAAACCACTGGTTTAGATCCTTCTATTTCGAATATAGTAATTAATTCTGTTACATGTACTAATCCTCAAGCTGCTTCTGGAGGTGGGAATGGTGATACTTTAGATCAAATAAAACAAAATGCTCTTGGTTCATTCCAGTCTCAATTAAGAGCAGTTACTCCTAATGACTATTTAATTCGTGCTTATAGTTTACCTTCAAATTTAGGGACAGTAGCTAAAGCATATGTTACCCCTGAAAAATTATCTAATATTCAACCTGGAGAAACTCCATCAATTTTAGATTTATATATTTTAAGTCAAAATGTTGATGGAAGTTATTCTATTGCTAATAATAGTTTAAAACAAAACCTAAAAACTTACCTATCTCAATACAGAAGTATTACAGATACTGTTAAAATTAAAGATGCTTTTATAATTAACATAGGGGTAGAATTTGAAATAGTTGTTCGTCCTAATAGTGTTGGTGATATGGTATTATCAATGTGTATTGATAGTATTAATAAATTTTTTGATAGAGATAAATGGCAAATCAACCAACCTATATTACTAGATGATTTATATAGTTCTCTTGATTTAGTAGAAGGAATTCAAACTGTTAAAAATATTAAAATTACTAACCTTACTTCTTCTAATGGAAATTACAGTACATATGCTTATGATGTTATAGGAGCTACTGTCAATAACATAGTTTACCCCTCAGTTGACCCAATGATATTTGAATTAAAATCCCCAACAACAGATATTAAAGGAAAAATAGTACCATTCTAAACTTATTAACACATGGCTGTATTTAAAATATTCCCCACCAAAGACACCACTATATATTCAGCATACCCTAATCTAAACTCAGGATTAGATGAAATTATAGAAGCTTCTACAACTTCTGTAGGAGAATATGGTCCTAATCCTCAAGCTGCTAGGACTCTAATCCAATATTCTTCCACTGAAATAAATGATATTATTAATAATAAAATAAGTGGCAGTAGTTTTAATATCTATCTAAATTTATACCACGCCCAAATTTCAGGATTATATGGAGATTCTTCTATAGAAGCCTATCCTATATATGGCTCATGGAATATGGGAACTGGAAAATATAGAGACACCCCCGTGATTACTAATGGAGCTAGCTGGACATGGTCCGATTACTCAGGATCTACCCAATGGATAACAAGTAATTTCCCACCATATGTTACAGCATCTTTTTCAGGTTCTATTCCTAGCGGAGGAGGAACATGGTATACTGGTTCATCTAATGGATTAGTTACAGTTAGAACCCAGTCTTTCTCCTACTATTCAGACTTAGATTTAAATATAGATGTTAGCAACATTGTAACAGCATGGTATAGTGGAAGTATTCCTAATAATGGATTTATACTAAAACAACCTTCTTCAAAAGAATTTATAAATAATCAAGTTATTCAAACTGAATTAAAATATTTTTCTACTGATACTCATACTATATACCCACCAAGTTTAGAATTTAGATGGAGAGACTATATATTCAATACTGGATCTTCTACAACCACTATTATTACTACAGATCAACTTGCTATAAGTAACCCAAATAATATAGGGATATTTTATAGTGGAAGCATCCAACGTTTTAGACTTAATACAAGACCACAATACCCTACTAGAGTATTCCAAACTTCTTCATTTTATACAACCAACTATTATCTACCTACAGCATCATACTATGCTATTAAAGATCTACAAACTAATGAATATATAATAGATTTTGATAATAATTACACCCAAATTAGTGCAGATGATCAAACTAGTTATTTTGATATTTATATGAGTGGGTTACAACCTGAAAGATATTACACGGTCTTAATTAAAACTACAGTAGGGGGATCTACCATCATTTACGATCAGAATATAAACTTTAAAGTAATAAATGGGTAATGGAAAAAGTTACAATAAATAGACAAGTATTTGATAAATCTCAATTTGATAAAACTATCAATACTAACTTTACTCAACTTACTAGCTCCCTTCCCCCAATAAATTCAACACCAACTGTAGAT